TGGTGGCGGCGGTGGAGGTGGAGCCTCTGCTGTTGGATGTGCTGGTGGAGCCCCAAATAGTAATACTGGTGGAAACGGTGGTGCTGGAGAGGATGTAAGACCAGTATTTGGACCAAGTCAACCTTGGTATATTACATCAACTTCTCAAGATGGATTTTTCTGTGGAGGAGGAGGAGGTGGACCTCAAGCTGCCTATCCGCCAACACAAAGAGGTGAAGGAGGAAAAGGAGGAGGAAGTCCAGCTAGTCCTTTTACAGCTAACCCAAGTTTTCCTGCTTATCACAATACAAGTGGTTCCGTGGCTAATTCTGGTGGCGGTGGTGGTCAAAAAAGATCTGGAGGTTCAGGACAAGTTGTTGTTAAAGAACCAGGTTCAGCACCAGGAGTATGGTCGTTAAAATCTCAGTTTGCTGCTAGAAAATCAGACATTTGGCCTTCGTAAGTCTAGACTTTATTTATATATAATATATAAAGTTGTTATAAAGACATGAATCTTAAATATAGTTATTGGTATTTTAAATCTGCATTACCTAGTCATTTTTGTGACAATTTAATAGAGTTTGGTAATTCTAAAAAAGAACAATTAGGAGTTACTGGTGGTATTAATACAAAAGAACAAAAACAAATCGTATCTGAAAAAGATTTAAAAGAAACAGAATTAAAAGATTTAAAACAAAAACGTAATTCAAATATTGTTTGGTTAAATGAATTATGGCTATATAGATATATTCATTATTTTGTTAGGGTAGCTAATCATAATTCTGGTTGGAATTTTCAATGGGATGTTTCTGAACATGCTCAATTTACTAAATATAAATTAAATCAATTTTATGATTGGCATTGTGACAGTTGGAAAGAGCCTTATAATGAAGGACATGATCTAAAAGGTAAAATTAGAAAACTATCTGTAACTTGTTCTTTATCCGATCCAAAAGATTATAAGGGTGGAGAGTTTGAATTTAAATTTCAAAATGATAAAGATGGAGACGATCATAATCAAATTTGCACTGAAATAATACCTAAAGGTTCTATTGTCGTATTTCCTTCTTTTACATATCACAGGGTAAAACCAGTAACTGAAGGAACTCGTTATTCGTTAGTAATGTGGAATTGTGGTGATCCTTGGAAATGAACATTTATTTTTTAACAGGGATGCCTAGAGCAGGTAATACTTTATTTGGATCTTTAATGAACCAAAATCCAAATGTTAAAGTAAGTCCAAATAGTGTTAATGCTTTGTTAATAAGAAATATATTAAAAATTAAACATGAACAATTGTTTAAAAATTTTCCTGACCATAAAGCAGTAGATAACATTATTAATAATTATTTTAAAAATTATTATGAACACTATAATTGTAAAAATATATTAGACAGAGCACCTTGGGGTCTTCCTGAATATCATTTATTTTTAAAACAAATAATTAAAAATAGAAAATACGTTATTTTATATAGACCTTTTTTAGAAGTTCTAGCTTCTTTTGTTGTAAAAGATAAACCAACAGACATAGAAAATTATTGTTATGAAGTAATTCAAGGAAAATGGTCTTCTATTGTAATGGATAATTTAATATCTATTCAAAACATAGTAAAAGAAAAAGAAAATTATATCATTGTGCATTATAAAAATTTAATAAAAGAACCTAGTGTTCAATTAAAAAAAGTTTGTAATTTTTTAAATATAGAATTTATAGAACCTAATTATAATAATATTGAACAGTTTAATATTAATGAAATAAAATATGATGATTCTGTGTTGTCTAGTAATTTTCACACTATCAATACTAATGGTATACAAGACAAAAAAACTATAGTAGAAGATATATTACCTGAAAGTATAATAAATAAATATAAAAATTTTGATGTTAGATTTTAAACAACATAAATACACAATAATTAAATCGGCCATATCAAAAGAAATAGCTGATTTTAGTTATGAATATCTTTTACTAAAAAGAAAAGTTGCAAGAACTTTATTTGATACAAAGTGGATTCCACCTTTTGAAACTATGTTAGGTGTTTGGAACGACGAACAAGTACCTGAAACCTACTCTCACTATGCAGATATATTAATGGAAACATTATTAGAAAAAGTAAAACCTGTAATGGAAGAGAAAACAGGTTTAGAATTATTACCAACGTATGCTTATGCAAGAATATATAAAAAAGGTGATGTTCTTCATAGACACAAAGATAGAATGTCTTGTGAAATATCTACTACGATGAATTTAGGAGGAGACAGTTGGCCAATATATTTAGAGCCTGACGAAACTAAAGGTGGCCACGAAGAAGATGGAGTCTATAAATCTGAAAACACACAAGGCATAAAAGTAGATTTAGAGCCTGGAGATATGTTAGTTTATTCTGGATGTATATTAGAACACTGGAGAGAAAAGTTTGAAGGAGATAATTGTGCTCAAGTATTTTTACATTACAATAATATAGCTACTCAAGGTGAAACTAATAAATACGATGGTCGACCTCATTTAGGTTTACCTTCTAATTTTAAAAATGTCTAATTTTATATATCAATTTAATATAGACAAATCTATTTGTAATGAATTAATTAAACATCACATAGATAGTAATAAAAAATCTCCAGGTTGTGTTACTGGAGGTATTGTTAATAAAGACTTAAAAGATTCTATTGATTTAAGTATATACCCTAATAATGAACTTTCTTTTGTAAAAAAATACTATAAAGAATTAGAAAAAGGTTTGTATCAGTATTTAGATATACATAATATTTTAAAAGAAAAAATAAGTTTACACACTAAAGAGTCATTTATAATACAACACTATTATCCTAAAGGAGGATTTAAAACTTGGCATTTTGAAAGGTCGGATGTAAAAGAACCTATGATAAGTAGAACTTTAGTGTTTATGACTTATTTAAATGACGTTACAGATCAAGGTGAAACAGAGTGGTATTATCAAAAACTTAAAATAAAACCTTTAAAAGGTTTATCTGTTATTTGGCCAGCTGATTGGACTCACACCCATAGAGGAATACCCTCTCCTACTCAAGAAAAGTATATTGCAACTGGGTGGTTTAATATGATATAAGATCCTATCAAAATAGGATTAATATGCTACAAAAGATAGGATTTCAGCCAGGTATCAATAAACAAATTACAGAAACCGGAGCAGAAGGTCAATGGGTTGATTGTGATAATGTTAGGTTTAGATATGGTACACCTGAAAAAATAGGTGGTTGGAAACAATTAGGTGGTTCAAATGATTTGACTGGAGCAGGTAGAGGATTACATCATTTTGTTAGTTCTACATCTATTAAATACTCTATCATAGGAACTAATAGAATTTTATATGTATATTCTGGAGGTGTGTTTTATGACATACACCCAATTAAAACTACAACAACTCTTTCAAATGCATTTACTACGACTAATGGATCAGCAGTCGTTACATTAACTTTTTCTACTTCACACAGTATAGAAGCTGGTGATATTATATTATTAGATAATTTTTCTACAATTACAAACTCTAATTTTAG